ACTCAATTTCTGCGTAGGCGTTACAGGTACATCCTATTCCTTTTGGGCTGTCTTTTTTTTGTGGTTTATTCATGCTTCCTCACATATTTATTTAAAATCTTTGTTATTCTCACAAACTCACTCCAAGAACAGCGACCTTCCGAGCGGATTCTGTTGATGTGAGATTCGTGTTTGGTGTAGTTTTTTGGGGTCATCTTAATCCCAGTTCCTTTCTCTGCCTATCCACATAACAACTCGCATAGCAGATTGCGAGTGTTCCGAGTAAGGTGATTATTATGATTATTGCTGTCATGGTTTCCTTTCATGCCTTGCCCGGCGCGTTCTTTACGCCGGGCTGTAGGCTGTTCGTTAAAAGGGTATTTCCCTTTTCTTCATTTCTTCTTCTGTCTGTGGGGCGCGGATTTCCTTGATCCGCCACTTCTTCGTAACGACCTTTTTGTTTTCTCGGTTAGTCCACTCATCATCATAATGTACAACATTCACCATGATAATCTTATCCAAAACATCAGTTATATCCCAGTCATACACGCCGTCTTGCGCGGCTGCTATGCCACAAGCGGCAAGGAGAGACTTCAAGAACCAACGCTTGCCCTTTACGGCTATGGCATAGATTTCTTCATTTTGCCCGAGGTCATTATCCAAGACGCTGAATTTGAACCCTTCGTTCCCGGCTTTGCTCGTATGCTCTACGCAAGCGTAGATCTGAAATCTCCGCCAGCCCTCTGGGATTAAACCCTTTTTTTCCTTCTCATTACTCATATCATGCGAATATTGTTTGCTCATTTCTGCCTCCTTTTTTTATCATACGCTCTATGACAAAGTATACACATTCGTTTGTAATCCATGACATTTATAAAATCACCAGTTAGATTAGCCCACTCATATTTTTTTCTCGTATTTGTAGTATTGCATATCTCGCAAAATCGAGGTTCTCCTCTCTGCTTTCTTACTCTTACATGCAATGCCGAATACGATTTAATATTATCTCCTTTCCAAGAGGGGTGCAAAGAACCTCTTTTGCTAAAATTTCCATTTTTCCTAATTTTTTCTTTTGTTTCTTTACTTCTATGCTTTCCTAACCAATAACGAGGATGATTGTCTTTTAAGATTTTAGACCAATCCTGATTTCTACATTTTTGAGAGCAATATTTTCTGTGATTTGACAGATAGTTTAAAAATATTGTTCCACAATTTCTACATTCGTGTTTAACCAACTTCGTAGGCATGTTACCCTCCAATAAAAAACCCCCTTGTCTGTGAGTAGTAAGAAAAACGGTATGTTTTTCTACACATCCAAGAGGGTCGTTTTGACATAAAAAATCCGCCTTTCTTACTACTGAATTTAGTATATCATATTTATTGGAAATTGTCAATGTGTTCATTTTCCACGTTGATAGTTGTAGATTGAGAGGCAAGGAAGAAACACCTCATCAAATGCTTCATAAAGCTCTGCCTCTTCCACGATTCTCAAATTATACCCAACTGCATCTTTTCCAAACGCAACAACATACGCCTTTCTGATATTCTTTTTTTCCTGCTCGTTGTAAGCGGAAACATAAGCAGCCGTTTGATATATGTATTCCTCATATATCTTTGGTTCTTCTGCTCCCTTACATTCCCCGGTTTTCCAGTCAACTACAACTGAGATCCCGTCATTCCCGAGGCAGTCAAGCGTTCCATTGTATCTGTGCTTTTCGCTTGTAACCTGCATCTCTGCCTTTTTGAGCTTAATCTCCGGGTGTTCCTTCTTAAACTTCATGAAGGATTCAAGAGCCGTCTTTACCTCATCGGCATATTGAGTTTCAATCTTGACCTTCCCTTCCTCTATATGCGACTGGATAGCTTCATGGATTTGCTTTCCGATCTCCCGGCCCCGGCGACTTTTCTCATCGCAAAACTCGGCTGTGTTGCGTTTAAACCATATTTCCAAGCCGACCTTACGCAGTATACCGAGTGCGGTAGTAACGGAAGGGTATTTTTTTTTATAATCCCTATGCCCCATTTTCCTTCACCTGACCCTTTCCGTTAATCGTAACTACAGACGTTACTTCTTTTGGAGTTTCTACTTCCTCGGCTGTATATCCACAGAATACATCACTTGCATACCAACGCGCGCCGTTTGAGAGGGCCCGGGCGAATAGCATATTGCGAGGATAGTTTTTCCATACGTCCTTATTAACTATCCCGGCTCTTGCAGCATCCTTAATTGTAAAGGTGCTTTTGCCGAGTTCTGTCCTTTTACCTTCTGCGTCAAGCGCATAGAACGTTATCATGCACTCATCGTTATCGAGCTTGTCTACGATATAATCATAGGTACTTGACTTCTTTATGAGTGAGCCAATAATCTTAGCTTGCAAGGCAACTTTTCCGTTTACGATATAGATATTCGTCATGCTCTCAAGCGGCGCAAGTCCCAATTCTCTCCCGGCAAGGATTTTTACTACGGCTTGAGCTTGTGTCTTTATGTCCTTAAACATACCACTTTTCATAAACACATTACCAAGAGCCATAGGTTCGGTTAAAGATTCAACTTCAACCTGCAAGGCGTTTTTCTTTTTTGTTACCTTTTTTTCTTCCATGTTTCCCTCCCTTTACCTATTCCTATCCGGCCAGTTCCCGTCATTCCCGTTCATTTCTTCCAGATAGTCCTCGTTATCTTCTTTTTCATTGTCCATTTCCTCAGCCATTTCTTCGGCTTCTCTAAGTTTCATGGCTTCCCTTTCCATGTCCCAATCAGGCTCGACAGGATCAACGCCTATTACGGCTTTGAGCAGGTCAAATTCTTCGGCTTCCTTTATCAGATTGGATAGTTTTATCGCTTCGCTCATTTCATCCTCCTATGTCTTTATCTTTCCTATAACCAACTGAACGACTGTTCTATCGAGTGTCTTTTTCGCCCCGTTCCATTGTTTTGCACATCGGCAAACTGTTTCATAAACATGCAAATTCAATTCATCGAGAAAATCCGTTCCACACCTTTTATTACTCTCTTTTACTAAGTGCTTGATGCCGGAAGTCCGGATGTAACGGAAGCTCATATTAACCCTTTCTCCGATTTTTTACTGAAACACATTTTAAGCCGTATCGTATTTTTCCAATGCTCTCTAACCACCTTGTCAAACTCAATCTACCTTCTAAGTATTCACCTTTTTCAATCAAAGCATGTATTTTTCGGTGAAGTGATTCATCTACAAATATTAGATTATCTAATGAATTATTTTTTCTGTTCAAATCTATATGATGTAGATGAAGTCTACTGGGAAACAAAACATTCAAACGATTTTCTAGTATTCTTCTTGTCATTTTTCAACCCTTTTCTTTTTTACCTTTTTGAATTTTCCCACATTTCCTACAAACCTTTTGTCCATCAGTCCGCGTGTAAATCTGAATCGAATCGCAATGCTGACATTTTGTTCTTCCCATTCATTCCTCCTTTCAGTGTGTATGTGTGTGTGCCTAAAATGGAGTATACGCTATCTTGTGGGATTTGTCAAGCCTCAAGTAGATTATTTTTTTATGTGAAAGTGTCGTCAGGAATTTTTAGGATAGAGGCAGGATTATAACTTTCTCAAGCCTTTTTGATTTTGTATCCCTTGAAAAACCAAGTAAAATATAAAGCTCACAAACGCCAAAGCTAAAATTGTAACAGGTATATTATTCATCTACTTTTGCGATTTGCCTGCTCGGTAGGGAGCCTGCGGAGTGAACGTTCCGTATTGTATTCGAGAGTTTTTTGGTGGAGTCTTCGCGCTTTTCTTTGCTCCCATATGAATCGTCCTTGACTTAAAACGGAAAATAAGATATACTTAATACAAATGAAAGACTTCTACTAATGTATAGTTCCTTTCGATGATACAAATCATCGAGTCCATTTACTTCACAATCGGATTTTGTTTCATTTGCTATTGCATCATCCACTTTTGCTTTGGGAGATAATATTTTGTCCGAACAAATTGTTAATCAAAAAACTATCAAGCGCTCTCGAGGAAATCCAAATTGGCAAAAAGGAATGAAAAGTCCAAATCCTCTTGGTCCCGGCATCAGCCATTTTAAACTAACTTCACTCTTCACTAAAGCATTTGTCGACGACATGAATGCTCATAATGGACAAAGTTTATTCGCTTTTGCATTTGAACGTGCTCATGAAAACGACAAAGTGCTCGTCGCTTTACTTAGCAAATTTGTTCCCGACCTAATCAAAGGAGAAGGATTTGCCAACAAAAACTTTACCCAAATCTTTGAAGGACTTACCCCAGGAGACTTGCGAGGGTTTATTGCAACTGTCAGAGAGAGAATTGGCAACGAAAGACCCGCTTAGTCTCGTCCAAGACGGCCATCTTATAATTAAAACCAAGGATGGCAAACTCAAACCATTTACTCTCAACAAAGCGCAACAAAAAATCCTTCTCATTATCCGTGCACTCATTGTCAAGAAAAAACCTGTCCGACTTTTAATCCTTAAAGCACGACAACTTGGCTGCTCGACTCTTATCGAGGCAATTATCTACGCTTACACATCGCAACAAGAAAATAATAATTCCTTGATTGTCGCTGACGACCAAGACGGCTCCAATTACTTATTCGAAATCTCCAAACTCTATCAAGAAAAATGTCCATCACATCTCAAATCTACCGAAAAAAAGTCGAATGAAAAGAAGCTTGAGTTCGACCATATTCATTCGCAAATACTAATTGATACTGCTAATCACAAAGAAGCTGGTCGCAAATATACATTCCGTTATGTTCATCTTTCCGAGTATGCGTTCTTTCCTTATCCCGCTGAACTGATGCTCGGAGTAAGCAACTCGGTTCCGACTTTACCGAATACGATGATAATCAAAGAATCTACCGCCAATGGTTTTAATCACTTCAAACAAGAGTGGGATGACGCAGTAGCTAAGTTCACAGACTATGTTCCTATCTTTATACCTTGGTATTGGGGAGAGGACTATAGAATGGCTTCAGAAGGCTTCGTTCTTGGAGATATCCAACTTCCAATTGAGGTCACAAAGGACGAACAATCGCTTTATAACCAAATGACTGAGGAGGGTATTGACTTCATAGAAGAACGCCTCGCCTGGAGGCGCTATAAGATAAAGAATGACTCTGGAGGCAAGGTTGCAAACTTCCAGCAGGAAAATCCTTCTACACCTGAAGAAGCCTTTATCGCCTCTGGTGATTGTGCATTCGACAAAGAAGAGCTTGTCCGTCAACTGAAGAGAAGTAAACCCCCCATAGCTGTAGGGAACATAGTAAAAGTAGACTATAAGTTCCAGTTCAGAATACTACCGGATGGTGACTTCAAGTTCTGGGAGAAGATTAAACCTCGTTCGGAGGAGGAATACATTGTCAGTGGGGATGCTTGTAGTGGAAGTGGGACTGACTGGGCGATGCTAACAGCACGAGCTAAAAGAACGAATACTATTGCTGTCACGTTTCGTGCTAAATGCGATCCCGACGTGTTAGCTGAAAAGGCATTCCTTCTCGCCTCTTTTCTTCACAACGCAGAAGTCGCAATCGAGAACGACAAGTATGGTTTTCATGCAAATCTCAAACTAAGAGCAATCTATGGAAATCTTTACATGCAAGAGTCAATCGATAGTGAGAAGAAGACAGTGTCACAGAAGTTCGGTTGGAATACAACTTCAAAGTCGAGACCTTCCATGTTGGGCGAACTCAAAGAGGAAATTCGTCAAGGAGCTATTGAGCTGAATGACCCTCTTATAATCCGTGAATGTTTGACCTTTATTAAGAATGCAGAAACTAAAAAGGAAGAAGCTCAGGTTGGATGTAATGATGACGCGGTTATTTCGGTAGCTATTGGTGGAGCAGTAAGGTTACAACACCCATATACCCCAATCGTGTCTCGGCGTAGCTTTATTCCAAAACCGCCACCAAGCAATAGTGGGTCACCAGATTAAAATGCCAACAGGTATTTATATAAGAACCGATGAGCATAATAGAAAAATAAGTAAAGCCTTAAAAGGTAAAGCATCTTGGAATGAAGGGTTGAAAGGATATGTCAATAAGGGAAGCTTTCCGAAGGGACATCAACCAATTTGCCCCTTTAAAAAAGGATATAGTAATAGAAAAGGTCAAAAGCATACTCCTGAATCTAAAACAAAAATGAGTAATACTCACAAGGCTAAACGGCAAATACAAATATCATTAATGAATCTAAAATGCGTAAAATCAAACAACCCGCTACCTATGATAGAACACAATAGAAGGTTTGGCTCTTGGAACAAAGGCAAAAGGTTTTCCTTAGAATCAAGACGTAGAATGAGTATAGGCATGAAGGGTAGAACCCCATGGAATAAAGGTATAGAAACGCCCCTCGAGACCAAGCTAAAAGTAAGCGCCAGCCGTAAAGGTAAATGCGTTGGGGCAAATAATGTGATGTGGAAAGACGGTGCAACCCAAAAGAAATATAAGGATTTCGGCAAGGCTTTAAAAGAAATGATAAGGATTAGGGATGGTCGCAAATGTCAACTATGCGGCACTCCTGAAATGGAACTACTTATAAAACTTGACATACACCATATAGATTTCAACAAGGAGAACTCATCTTCCGATAACTTGATTTCCCTCTGTCATAAATGCCATAGCAAAACTAATCACCCAAAGAAAAGAAAGTATTGGATTAATAAACTCAGTCAAAGCAAGGAGGACTCGTGCAAAAAGTAACTCTCGTATTGGTATTGGGAATATTCATTCTCTGCCTCATAATGGTTCAGCCCGTCATCCACACCGATAACATATTAACCTCTGGCGAACACCTAAAGAACGCCAAAGTATACATGTCCATGTCAAAAGACACACCCTGGGAAGCTCTCCCCGCCTTCGTAAAGTATGACTTAGCACGTGGTTGGAGCGGAAACAAGCTTGACAAGGACGACTTGTGTGCCATACAGGAGTTCATAGCCAAAGAGATACGAGATTACGTAGAGCCAATCGGCATAGCAGAAGATTTCGAGAAGGACGGAAAGGTCAAGAAAACAAAGGAGGATTGACATGGCAAAGGGAAGCACAGGAAACGCCGGGATAGGGAATCCGAAAGGTCAAAGCGAGAAGAAGGTAGGTGGAAACTCTAAAGGCTTCGGCTTTGGAGAAGATCAGTCAAAGGCAACTGGTAGTGCAGGCAAAGGAACGCCGAACAGTGGCAAGTATTGCAACACTCCCGACGGACAGAAGGTTGTTTAAATAGGAGGTTATTATGCCAGGTGGAGATGGAAGAGGTCCTGTTGGTGGTCAAGGCAGAGGAATGGGACCAGGTGGAGGTCGTAGAGATGGTTCAGGTAAAGGCAAAGGTGCATTTCGCAGGAATAGAATGAGAAGACGGTATGGCATGCGCGATGCTCCGAAGGATAGAGGAAAGGGTAATTGCAACACTGCTGAAAGTATGGTGATATGAATTACGATAACTTCAGTGGTTGCACAGCGTATACATGCGCTCGGCAATACGAAGGTAAACGAGAAAGGGCGAGCTATGCTATCGAAGAAACTTGCAGATATGCCGAGCTTGACACTTGTATTTATCGCCCTATCTCGAGAAAGTTTTATGAACCTAAGCAAGGAGGGTGAGGTGGAAGCATATTGCATTTGTAAATATCCAGAGTTTATGATTTATGAAGTAAATGGTAAGTGGCGTCTACATATTGAATATACACCTTATGCAATACTTCCTGCCCTTGAATCATTAAGGGGTGATAATGAATGAGCATAAAACTCCCGAAGTTCCAAAAGAAAATAAGGATAACTCGCAAGCTCCGTCGCAGGCTCCCCCGAATAAGGATAAAGAAAAGAACCCATTCGGCGAGGGTGTAAAGCCCGCAATGTATATCTTGTTCGACGAGGCAAAGAAAAGTTTCTTTGTCGTAAGCGCTCCTGGATTCTTAGATGAGCCAGAAAGAGCGTATGGTGCTTTGAAGATAGCCGAGAAAAACCTTGACGAGTTCTATAAAACAAAGGACAACTTCCGTAAGAAGTTCTTGAGCGGAATAGCGAGCATGACCAATAAGATAAATATGAGGAATTTTTTACGTGGACGTTAAAAGAATTCACATGCACTGGTTCGTTCTTCCGATAACAGGGCTGATAGTTCTGTATGCAATAGTGAGGAGAATATTCAATGGCTGAAGAAGGTAGCAAAAAACCGATAGACCCTGAAGCTCAGTTAGAGCGAGACTTATTTAATCACGTCAAAGCTCTTACGAATAAGTCTATCAGAGACCGCGAAATCGACAAGTTCGATGAAAAGATTGACCGGAATTACAATCGCTTTCGAGCTATGCGTTCAATCAGGGGTTTAGATTATAAAGATCTTCCAAAAACATACCCGTGGCCGGGATGCTCTGACATTGGTATACCTATCGATGCTATAACAATTCAAGCCATAGTTGCCCGTTGTGATAGAGTAGAGTTTGAACGCTTGCCATTGACTCATGTTACTGCTGTAGGGCAAGCTGACCTCAAGACTGCTCCGAAGATTGAAGCATATCTCGACTGGCAGAAACTTAACAAGATGAAGATAAGAATACCTAAGATGATGGCAACGCGCTCTGCTCTTACAGTAGGATCTCACTTCATGAAAATGATATATGAAGAATATGGTGTGTATGATGACCAAGAAGTGATGGCTCTGCGAGACCCAGACGGTGGCGCACTTCTTAAAGACGACGACGGAGAGCTGGTAGAACTTAACCCCGACGAGCCTACGCCTACGAACGATAGTGGGCACGAATATCAACTCGTTCTTCTCAACCAGCCAAAGAAGAAGCTTTATTATCGAGGTCCGGTAGCGCATAGTCGCAATCCCAAGCAGATATTGTGGGACAAGTCTGAAACCTCTTACGATCCTGAGGACTGGGACTGGTGGGCAGACCTATATGAAAGAAGTGTAGAATGGTTAGAAAATGAAGGCGTTGAAATAGGTTTCAAGAATATAGACAAGATAGTAGCGCAGCTTGGTGCAAAGGTTTCCGAAGCTGGACAAACCCGCATTGACAAGAAGAAACTTATCAAGCTAAGAGAATGGTATGGTCAATATCTAATCAAGGGCAAGATGCGTGATATAGTCGCTGTTGTTGCCGTTGAGTATGATACTATCATTGGCTGGAGATTTGACGACTTCATGCAGAAAACTGGCATGCGTCGCCTCATTCACCGTTGTCCTATCCCTATGGAAGGGCAAGTACTCGGGATGCCTATACCAGAGTTCATCAAGGGCTTACGAGACACTATAGACATCATTGTAAACCAGATGAACGACAGAGGGTCAAGGTATAATAATCCCCCGATAATCTATCAATACGGCTCAGGCTTCGACCCTAATAAACACAACTGGGGATACCGTTTCTGGGCTGAGAAGGTAGTCAATTCTATTCGTGAACTTCCAATGCAGAGAGGTGAGACAAACGAGTTTGCAAAGCTGGAGCTTCTTCTTAGTTTAATTCAGAGGCTTTTCGGAGTAACTGATTCTACAGCAGGTATCGAGAACCCCAACAACCAAACTGCCACTGGTATAGTAACTCTTCTCTCTGAAGGCAATGTAAACATTGACATGATTATTACTGCTTTGAACGAGTCCAATATAACGCTCGACCATATCATCATAGCAATGAACGCGCTTTATATGGAGACAGACCAAGAAGGTAATCCGTTACCGCAGGATTTCCCAATAATAGACCACTATTCGTCTGTAATGGAAGACCCTGACAATCCCTTCGCTCAAATCACTCAGGAAGAGCTTCTTGGGAAATACAACTATATGCCTTCGGGAGCTACTCTTTCTAACAACACCCGTACTATCAGGGAAGAGGCTGCCGTGCTTTATAAGCAGACCATGGAAAGTGTACAGATAAATCCCTTTGCTGCAGACCTTTCGGTATTGAGGGAAGTAACTGCAGATTATTATAAATCCTTCGGTAAAAATAATATCAAGATAAGAACAGTTGAAGAAATGCAGAAGCACCAGAATGAACAAGCTGCCATTGTTCAAGCTGAAGCAATAATCAAAGCAAGGCAGATGGAAATGGAAGGGATAGCAAAAGATGTCGGAAAAGCCGAGAAGTAGTGTAGACGACTGGGCGAATATTCAAAAGATGAGGGATACTGATGGATGGAAGCTCCTTATGGAACGTTACAATAAAGAAGGTGATGGAATTCTTACCGAACTTCTCAAGTTGAATATATGTAATGAACCGAAGTATGGCTTAAGGGATTTGTATGCCTTTCAGCTTGACGCCCTTGCAAGAATTGGAAGGGTAATAGAAATGTTTGAGAACGAAGCGAAGGTTGCTAATAAACCACAACCGAGACATATAGGAGCATGAAAATCTTAATCGGAGTTCCCACGCGCGGTCAAATAAGCCTTGGAACTGTTGAGTTTCTGTCAAAGCAAACCCGTGATATCTATTATGCTACTTCCGCAATCTCAGTAGTCCACGCACGTAGGAAAATAGTCGAGCATTTTATGAGCAGGATTTACGACGCCCTGTTGTTTCTCGATGACGATGTTGCTCCCCCGTTAGATACTATCAGATACCTTCGCAACCACAATAAAGACTTTGTTTCAGGGAATTATCCGACTTATATCGGCGGAAGCATCAAGTCTTGCGCTTATATTCTAAAAGCGGATTCGTGGGAGCGAGCTCAGTTCGACGGTGTGGGATGCAAAAAAGTCGATGGAGTTGGGCTTGGTTGTGCGCTCATAAAAAGAGAAGTATTCGAGAAAGTAGGAACTGAATTTAGCCTGCATTATGAAGGTGGAGAAATAGGTATAGGCGAAGACCTCGACTTTTCAAACCGAGTCCGCAATGCAGGCTTTAATATATATTGTGATTTCAATATTGTATGTGACCACTATAAAAACGTCTCAATAAAAACTATTTGGGACAGATATTGTATAGGGGGGTGATGCCTATGGCATGTAAGGGTAAACGTAAAGGCAAGAAAAGAAAATAATATATAACCAGCGAATTTCCTTGCAAGGGGGATTGGAGGTGAACTGAAAGCCTTCGTTCCCCTTTTCGCTGGGAGATGGAACTCGTAAACAAGGACGACCCATAAAGAAGGAGAAACCATGAAACTTGAAGAATTAGAAACTAAACTCACTGAGCTGAAAACAGTAAAAGAGTCCGAAAGAACTGAGGCGCAGACGGAAGAAATCCAAACCCTTGAGAAAGATATAGGGATAGAGACCCAAGCCAAGACAAGGTTTGACGAACTCTCTACAAAGGATGAAAACGAACTTACCGCTCCAGAATTGGACGAGCTAATTCAGCTTGAAGAGAAGTTTCCAGCCGAACCTGCGCCAGCAAAGACGGCTGACACGAAGTATGCTGGGAAATATGAGAGCATTGAGGATTTACTTAAAGGTATTCAATCTTCCGAACAAGAGAAGGAACGTGTCTTAAAAGACCACCCTGAACTTGTGGGAGAACTTGAAAATATCTACAAGGGTTCTCAGAGAAGCGTCACGAAGTTAGTAAGAAAATCGAAAGAACCGCCAGTTAGGCATCCTTCGTCAGTGCCGTTAGAACAGAAGGAACTTCACGAGATGACCCAGCCAGAGTATGACACGTGGGAGAAAAAGGATAAGTTTGCTGCCCACACATGGCTTTCCAATGCAACGAGAAAAGAGTCCTCAAGGGTTGATTCTCGGAAGAAGGTATTCTCGAAATATCCTCAGTTCTACGCTATGTCGCAAGGGGTAGTTCAAGGAGACGACAAGTGGACAGTATTCGACAGGCTCGCTACAGAGCATCCCGAATGGATGGGTGAAGTGAACGGAGCAGAACTTGCAATGGATGCTATGGAGAAAGAACTTAAAATAGCTCCAGTTGTAAAGAAGAAACCCGTCATTCTTAAACCTGGCTTTGAGCAGGGTAAGGGTGGAAAGGGTAAGGCTGGTGCTTCGACAACGCTCACTGCTGACGAATATGCTGCCTTGTCTGACGATGAACGAGATGCCTACGCTGAAGGTTCCTACGAGAAGAAGAACAAGTAGGAGGCAATATGTTCGAGTATTTAAGAATGTTGTTTTCGTCGTTCTCTTCTATGGTGTCAAACCAAAGGGGAACTGACATCGTAGAGATTAACGACACGACAACTTCTGACCTCGACAATGCTATTCCTGAACATTGGGATACCCGAATCAGGCTTGACGCTATTAAGTCTGCGTTTTGGGGTTCAAGGTTCGAAGGAAAGCAGGGTTCGAAAATGCCTATCATAACCAACACCAACTTTACCAAAGGACCAGGAGACAAGATTCATTTCCAGACAATGACACGTCTCTACGGTGCAGGGGTAACAGGCGAATCGGTACTGACAGGTAACGAGGAGAAGTTGTCCTTAGGGCAGTATGACTTGCAGGTTGAATGGCTGCGTCATGCTGTAGGGTTTAACAAGCGCGGAACGAAGAGAGCGAACTTTAATGCTGTCACAGTAGCAGGGCAAGAGCTTTCGGAATGGCTTGCACGAAGAATAGATGACGACATGATGACACAGTTGGTGTCTACGGAATCGCCGTCCACTATTTATGCAGGTAACAAGTCCGCAGAGGCAAGCCTTGTTTCTGGAGATGTTTTCAACGCAGACTGCATTGACAGGTTGAAAGTTGCAATGCTCAGAAAAGGTGCACTTCCGTTTCAGGTAAAATCTTCGGGTGGTTCAAGCCTGAAGTATTTCGGAATAGTCATTGACCCGATAGATGCTTACAACCTTCGTGGAGACGAAGCGTGGTGGTCAGCGCAGAGAGACGCACAGTCTCGAGGCATGGACAACCCTATCTTCACAGGGGCATTGGGTATCTATAACGGGATGATTATTTACGAATTTGGCAACGTAGGAAGCAAGCAGGGAACTCAGCTTCGACCAGAGTGTGCTCTGTCGGCTAATATTTCTGCCAGTAGCTCTACAATTACAGTAACCCTTCACGGCAACACGGCTTTTGACGCGACTAAGCATTTTTCAGACACCGGAACCATCCGCATTGACAATGAGGAAATTACTTACTCGTCAAAGAGCGTGTATACGTTTACGGTTACTTCGAGAGGAGCCAACGGAACCGCAGCTGCTGCTCACTCGTCAGATGCTATCGTAACGCAGAGAAATATCTCGACTCAGATAGCGTTTGGCTCAGAGATCGTAGTGAGAGGCTGGGGACTTTATCCACGTGCAACTAAGCAAGTGCAGGACTATGGATTCACATTTGGTGTAGGTATAGAAGCAGTATTTGGTCAGATTGCTGTTAAGGACCAAGCTGGTGCTGTGCCGAATTACATCTTAATGAAATCCTGGGCTGCAAACCCTAACTCGTCAATATAAGGAGGCAATAATGAAGAAACTATTCATTTTTTCTTTAGCTGTTGCACTTCTTATGGTGGCGACAGGTTCTGCTTTTGCAAGAGTCGGTGATTCGAGGGTAGGTTACCAGCGACGTGAAACTGCGATGATTTTCAACGTGCCGACTGGTCATGTCCATATTACCACAAGTCCTGCAGATGTATGGCGCGTAACTATGACTGCTGAGGCAGTTACTACGTTCCTACAGCTGTATGATTCGGCAGGAACGGCCAGTGCAAGTACTATGGCTGCACACTGTTCCTCGCTTTTGGGGGTGGTAGGACCTGCCAGTCTTAACAAGAGCGATGATTTGATAAGTTTCAATGTTAAGGCTGATATCAATGTCTCGACTGCAGCTGACCCAGAGATATTCAATTTTGACCCGCCATTACACTTCAAGTATGGCATCTTGGCTGGGTTCATTGATTTATCTGCGGACTTGGCAGGTCAGGATGTAACGCACGCCATCATTGAATGGACACCAGCACCAGTAGAATAACAGAAGGAGGGTTTTTCTTATGAAAAAAATTCTCTTTCTGGTAGTTGCACTGTGCTTCTACGCTCAGGTTGCTTTTGGTATTAGCATGACAGGTCTGAAGACTACGGGTATCCTTCCTGCTAATACGCATTCGCACATTACTACGAAGCCTTGCAGGATATACGCAATTGACGTTACGCCTACGGCTACTACTTATGGATTCGCTCAGCTCATTGAGACAAATGGTTCTGACCAAGACAATGATTCTGTGGCAGGATGGGCAGGTAGTGGGTTCATTAGTGGACGAGCAACCAAAGTCAAAGCAGACATAATCGCGGTTGTCGCAAACGTGACAATCCATTGCGAATATCCAAAAGGCATCGATGTTCAAGAGCAGTTGTTTGTAGACGCTTACGACGCAACTATTCAGGTCTACTATAAGGAGTAGAAGATTGGGGGAGGACTTAAAACTCCCCCACTCTTTCTTATTTTATGCAAAAAGCTACAAACTTTCTGATAGGTGCGTTCGTATTTCTGTCTTCTACGTTCTATATACCTGGACAGAACTTTCACAATTCGCAAGCTATTCTTTTTAAGATTGCAGGAATGCTTTTCTTTGCTTTATTCTTATGCCTACCGCCTTTGAGGAAAATAAGAAACGTGTGGATAGGTGCATTTCTTGCCTATGCTATAGTGATATTTATGGTTGTTGAGAAGATGCGTCCAGTTGCTATAGTTTCCCTTGTCAATATCTTCTTAGTTGTAATACTATATTATACTTTCTCAAATTATCTTGACGGAGACAAAGCTATATACAGGGCGATACAGTGGATTATTGCAGCTAATGTTGTATTTGTTGCGTTTCAACTTTTAAAGATAGACCCGCTTACATTGAATGACCAAGGAAAACCAAACTCTCATCTTGTAGGGCTTTTCGGACATCCTATGAATATGGGGATATTTTGTTCTGTTGTATTACCTTACGTGTTTTCTAAAAACAAGATATGGGCTGGACTTACATTTATTCTTCTTGTCGCTTCGAAGTCTTATATATCAGTAGCGTTAGGGATTGTAGGACTGTTGGTTTACCTATTCTTTGTTCACAAGAAGCTTTTTAAGATATCTGTAGTAGTTGTATTTATTGGAACGCTTTTGCTTTCTTCTTACATGTATTTCTGTACCAATCAAGCCAATAAGCAGATGATAGCGAACAAGTTTATTCACAGGTGGGATGTTGGCTACCCGCTTTTAAGGACTTCCCTTTCTAATCCTTGGCATGGATATGGGCTTGGGTCATTTAAATTCGTTTCTCAAAAGGCAATGAGTCCTGAAGCTATGGATTTAATTGGTTGGGTTGACGTCCCATGGTGTGATTACAGTGGGTGCACAGTTGAGATGGGAATAGCAATACTGTTTATATTCTTTGGGTTCTTCGAGGACACTTTAAAAAGATTCAAAGCAAGTATTAAAACTAAGGAAAGTTATGCATTATTTGCTTCTTTATGCACCGTTCCAATAGGGATGATTTTTCACTCATATATGAATTATATAAACGTTGGAGTTATTTGCGTTGCGTTATTTTCGTTGTTAGAGATAAAAATAAAGGAGGAGTCATGAGAATTCGTTATGCGGGAGGTAGACCCTACATTTCTACCTGTCTTAGCCGAAGGGGGCAATATTACTTCGGACCTGAGAATGGGTTTACTATTAACGTTCAAGACCCAAGTCATATCAAGGAGCTATTGAAAAGTGTCCAGCACAGGTTTGAGGTTGCACCAGAGATACCCAAACCGAAGGTAGAAAAGCCTAAGGAAAAACCTAAGAAAGAAGAACCTAAGAAATCGAAGGGTAAGGGAGGGAAGAAAAATGCCTAAATTAGACCTGAAAGATTTATCACCAGAGGTAGCCAAGCAGCTTTTAGTTGCTTTGAAAAAGGATATACAATCCTTGGAAAATGACAAGATTCGCCTTGCTAAGCAGTGCGATGAATTTCAAGAAGAAGTTAACGAGCATGCTAATAAACTTGACTCTATCAAAAAAACTCTTGCTGAGAAAGAAAAAGAATTGATGGAGAAAGTTAAAAAGAAAGAGGCGTTGGCTGACGCAAAGTTGAAAGAACTTAATGAAAAAACTGCTGAGGCTTCTGCACGTGAGGATGAAGCAGCAACAACTGTAAAGCAGAATAAGAAAGCAGAAGAAAGTTACAAGCAGCAAGCTGCCCTTGCAAGAACGAGCAATGAAGAAAATGCCAAGACGAAGAACGTTTTAGAGGAGCTTGCACAGCACATTAAGGACACCATAAAAATTATATGAAATGGTATTACCCTACTACAGGGAAGCAAACCGCTACAGCAGGGTTTACAAGATATTTCATAGGGTTCAAAGCTACAAATCTGATACTTCAAAATTCAGGTGGAAGCGATAGTGACCTTGAAATGTCTTGGGACGGAACAAATACACACTTTCATGTTCAACCTGGAGAGCCTCTGAATCTTGGCGACTTGGAATTCAGTGAAGTATATCTCAAGAAAACTGGTGGAGACGTAACTTTTAGGATAGCTGCGTATGCGCGTTAGAAGTTGGACTATAGCTATTGTGTTATGTTTTTTAAGTAGCACAGTTCTTGCTCGTTCAGGACTTGGAGGAAGTGGGCTTGGAACTCCTCTGCCAATGGCTATGGAGCAGGATGACTCTCCAAGAGGAGTATTCACTCGGATAATATTTCCTGATGGAACGCTTGCTTTCGATGGTGCACACGTTCATGTTTCTTCTGCGCCGAGTGACGCTCTTGACGCCACTTACCTTGCGCTCGACTGCTCCAACGACCCCCTCACAGACCCCCTACACATAGTTTTTCAAGACACAGGCACAGAAGGCATAGGCTTAAAACTACAAAACAGCTGGAACAGCAACGCAGCCGAT